CCAGCACCAGCCAAAGTTTGCAGGTCTTCGAAACCTGATTCTGCACTGCCTTCATCATGGTTGGCTTCATGTAAATCACAAGGATACAGAGCCAGAGATGGGAAAAAATCTCACAAGATAGGTTCTAAAAGAGTTACGGTTAGTGGTAAAAAGATCAAAGGCAAGCAGTATGGCGGGCCTCTTAAAGATTATTCTTAACGCTCACACTGTTCAGCATATTGACCAATTGCATGATCGCTGAAAGAATCAATTGATAGATTTTTAAGTCCACGCCACATGCCAATGAGTCTGTCTTTGGCCTTGCTCCATCCTGTGAGTTTTACTTCTTTGCCATTGCAATTGAAGTAGTGCAGTTCTCCGTCATGTCTATAACCCATGAACCAAAGCGGCACTCTTGTAACAATATCGTTATTGTTGACGTGTCTGTGATGCTTTACTGATAAAGTTTTAACAAAGGTTTTATTGCCCACTCTTGGTGACCCGTATGTGTACAGTTCCTGTGGATCCGGACATTTTAGATCTTCATAACATCTAGAAGCAATGATTGTGGCCATGGCTGCTCCCAGTGAATGGCCTGTAAACCAAATCTCCTGTTTGTGGGTTTTCTTTGCACCAATTTTATAGATACTAGATTCTAGTTCTGCCCAAATATCATCTACTTCACGTTTGAATCCCAAATGTACTTTGCCCACAGTGTCTGATTTAACCATTAGTGCATTAAGATCTGCTTTGATATCATTCCATTGTGTAGGCTGTGTGCCACGACATGCTACCACGCAGTCGTCTTTGTTTGAAAACAGGTATGCTTGAGCGCCGCCTATGTCAAAGAATTTAACTTTAGTGAACCCTATAGTTTTAGCATATGCTGTAGCAGTTTTTTTATCATTGTACGCAATTTCTGACAAACGAGCAAATAACCCCTGCTTAGTTTTAAGTGGAAGTTGACTTATTGATTTTTTCAAAGTATAATTCATTTTGATACCTATTCTGTGTTGCTTTGCAATATTTATAAGTAGGTTAAATATAGATATGAAGCAAACCACCCGATCAATTTTAGAAGAAATTTCCACAGCCGCACCCGGGTCGACTAGAAAAAATATAGTAGAAAGCAAAAGCCAACATGTTTTAGAGTCTGCTATCAACATAGTGCAAGAATTCTACAAAGTATACACCAAGGAAGAGGCAGTAGATCTGCATAAGAAGTTTATTAATTCACTCAAATCACTGGATTCAAAAAAATTCTATCGTAGCCTAGCAAGAAAAGATGAGACTTAGTCAATTTTTAACTGAAGATGTCAATGTGCATCTTTATCACATTGAAGAAGATATAATTCGCAACGGCTTAGTGGGTGCAAAATCAGCAGTGAGATATCTCAGCGGTCTTGTTGACATGCTAGGTGGTTCATCTAACGCAACAGTTAGAGCCACAGTTAAATGGGACGGTGCACCTGCAATTGTTTGTGGCAAAGATCCTCTAAACGGCAAGTTCTTTGTAGGCACAAAAGCAGTGTTCAATTCAAAAATACCCAAAGTAAATTACACCTTTGCTGACATAGATAAAAATCACCCAGATGGCGGACTTAACAAAAAATTAAAATATGCTCATAGGTATCTTGAAAAACTAACTATTCCAGGTATTGTGCAAGGAGATCTAATGTTTACTCCAGGTGATCTTAAACCTGAAAGAATAGACGACGAACCGTTTATAACATTTACTCCGAATACAATTACCTATGCTGTTCAAAAAAATTCTAAACTGTACAAACAAGTTACCACAGCCAAAATAGGCATTGTGTTCCACACAGCCTATGAAGGAGATTCATTAGACAACATGAATGCTACATTCGGAGTTGACGTGTCTAATTTTGGAGGTGACGGTTCTGTCTGGTATGATGATGCATACTACAAGGACGCATCTGGGGTAACCTTTACAGAAAACGAAGTAAGAGTATTGAAAACGTCGATTGCACAACTAGATGGTCTAGCAGACAGAGTTCCTATGCCGTTGTGGATGAAACTGTCCACTAACAAAGAATTTGTGCAGTATATGTTGCAGTTCATCAACAAAATGGTACGAGGCGGTAAATTGGTACAGGAGCCTAAACAGATGATGCAGAAATATCTAAACTATTACAGAGACGTACAAGCACAGGCCAAAGAAAAATTAAAAACTGACAAAGCAAAAGACAAAAGAGATCAAATGGTTGCTATTATGGGCAAACTGTTTGCTGAAAACCAACAAGGCGTAGAAGATATTATTAAAATACACAATCAAACTGTGATACTAAAAAATCAAATACTTAAAAAAATAAACAGTGTCCAAGCAACAAAACAATTTATAAAAACTGATCAAGGCTATAAAGTAACAAATCCAGAAGGATATGTGGCCATAGACAGTGATGGTCAAGCAACTAAACTTATAGATAGATTAGATTTTTCTCGTGCAAATTTAAATGCACAAAAACAGTGGGCCGCTGAATAAACCCGTATAAACAGGCTGTTCCGCACAATTTCTCAGGGTATATCAACGTATTCAGTAGAGTGACAGATAAGTATTAGTAAACTTTTTGCAAAAAAGAGAATATAAAAATAAAGGAGTACTCTAAAAATGCCTATAAGCAAAAACAGAAGCACAAACGTGATAAGAAGACAATCTTTCAGTGGTAAAGATTTAACTTTTATCGAAGTTGTGTTCCATAATACAATCGACGAAACAGCAACAACCCCAGAATCAGAAGGATCTATTTTCCAACAAATCACACAAGTCATCCAATCAGGCGCTGGAAACGGTGGATCATTACTAGCATGTTCTTACTACTTAAATAGAACAGCAAATACTATTGATAACACAGCCGCATCAGGAATCGACGATGGTGCATCAATTGACGTGTACCAGTACATCGTTGAAGGTGGTATTGAAAATTTTGATGAGCCAGCATCAGCAGGTGCATCAACATCAGGAACAACTGCTCAAACAGGTGCAATCGCAGACCTAAAAGCAGACATTGAAGCGATCCTATCAGATGACTCAACAACAAATGATGTTGGTGTGATCATCAGAACACTGCCAGCTGAAGGATCAAACGTTTTAGCAGATGCTACATCTACTCTTATCGGAATGTTTGATGGAAGAGGCGCAGTATAATCTGCACTGAAAACTAATTTAAAAGGGGGTTTATTCCCCCTTTTTTTATGACTATATTAAATTTTTTTCACAGTCTGCAGGCATCTAAAACCAAATAAGGTATGTTAATTTTTTTTTGTAGACCATATAATAATAGTTACTGATACAATAAGTCAGTTTATAGGAGACAAGATGGAGATATTAAAATCTATCAAATCATGGTCATCAGCGTTAGCAGATGTTGGTGTATCATTACTTGCTCTGGGCATTGTCCTGGAGATACTATTCAACGGTCAAGGAATTCCTTTTTGGCCTAACATTTCGGTAATAGGAAACATCCAAAGTTTACTAGGTTCATTGAGTTCACAAGGCTTAATTGGGTTAGTAGCAGTTTGGATCTTGTACAATATCTACAAGAACAAATAAGGAGCAATCATGAACTGGATTAAAAACAAATGGGTATGGGCGGCAGTTGTTGCGGTAGTAATTTTACTAGCATGGCAAACTGGCGTGGTCACTCCTGATGTGGCTGTAGAAGCCGCTTAATAACATATCGAAGGGCGGTGTTATGCATCGCCCTTAAACACTCACTTTAAACTCCCAAATGCCAACTAAATATTTGCAAACGTTCTCGGAGCGAGAACCAAGGAGATAAAACAATGCCAATAGCAAAAAACAACTTTAGTCACAAGACTAATATCGAACATGGATACCCAGAGTATAAAATGTTCACAGTAGACTTTATTAACACAATGGCGTCTGAAGTAGGTGACCCATCTGCAAGTTCAGACGTTGCAGGTCTTGAATTAGTAAGACAGACAATTGAACAACACTGTAACATTCTAGCAGAAGGTCCTTTAGCAGACTCAGGCACACAGAAATCTTACATTGTAAGAGCAGACACTGCGCCAACAGCGGCAGTACTACAAGTAGACATCAGATTACTTAACGGTACATCTTCACCAGGTGTGACTGCAACAATCTCAAGTGCTACTGTAACTGATACAGACTACGGTATCTTAACAGCGGCCGCAATATAATAATAAACACGTTAGAGCGGTTCTATTCCAGAACCGCTTTACTCTTACTTCCTTTTACTATAAAATACTTGTATGCATCAACACATTGTAGCCTACACATTAGTAGATGTGTCCGACACTTCTGCACTACAACAACAGAACTATAATACGCTGTTGCAAACCATTGCCTTGCGTGCCAATCCACTCAGTTACACATACACCACAATGGGATATCAATCTATGGAGGACTACAATTTTGGAGAAGACTTTGGCGGCCAACAAAATGTTTGGATGGTGTCTTTTGTTGTGGAACAGATGGCGGTGTATGGAAACAAATCAGGACCACTAGGAGGACTCATTGACGATTTGCATCAAGTACCAGTGATCACTTCTCTTATGGATTCTGTCACAATTAATCCAGCAGTGTTTGATACCAAAAATGCAAAAACTAAAAACTTGTACTTTTATCTACAAGACCTTTGATAAATATTATCGTAGGCAACAAGATCACGGCAAACATAGGCAACAAGGCACCTAATAGAGCGTTAGGAAGGACGCTGTGAATTATGATAAGAACTGCACTACAATACGACTCGGAAAAGAAAAGTTTAGAAGCACATGTAGATCTTTGTGCAGAAAGATATTATCGTTTGGAACAGAGATTAGAAAATGTTGAAACTGCTGTGAACAGCCTAAAAGATGTTATGGTGTCGGAATCTAAAAGAACATCCAAAGTTATAATAGGTGCAACAGCCACAGTGATAGGTGGCATACTGTCCACAGTGATTGCCGCCATCTTAATATTACCAAGTTTATGAAAATTTTTGAAGTTTTTGCAGAGGAGATCTTAGATGAAAAACAAATCTGGGGTCGTAAAGGCATTCAGGTTGTTAGAAAGTACCGTTGTACAAGTGGCCAAAGAAAAGGCAGAATTGTTGCCAAACCAGATCAGTGTTACAAACCGATTAACATCAAAGCAAGAATTAGAATGAAACAACTTAGGGCTCGCAAAGGCTCAGTGATGGTGCGTAAGGCCAAGCGTACCAAACGTTCTAATCCAGCATCACGTAGACTCAGAGTATTGAACAAAAGAAGATAACTTTGAGAGTAAAATTTAAATATTACGCCATATCACTAGACTCTAGTGAAGAAACTATACTAAACAAGTTAGTAGACGAAAACCACACAGTGGAAATGTTTACAATAGATGATTGGACAGTAATCGATTTACTTTGGCGCAAACATCTTGTAGTATATGATAAGAGTAGGACAAAGAACCCCGATATTCAACCATGGTGCAAATCAAACGTATTGAGAGCTTTATCAGAAGATGCATATGGCGATTAACTCGCTCAACTGATATTATAAAATATGTGCCTAAATCCATAAAAAATGGTGTCATAGTTGGTGATTGTGCTGTGATTCGTAATCACACACACACATATGATGTTTTCAGCAAACACAGGATACCTATTAAAAAAGATATTGCTAATTACAAGGTGGCTGTGTGCATTGCTACTATCAGCAACCAGTTTACAGAGACTTTACGTAAAAAATTAAACCAATTATTGAAATTAGACAAAGAGTTTGGTCCGTTATTCTGTGAATATCTACGATTAAAACTCAAAAAGAATCCAAATAAAGAAGCAATAGAGTTTGTACAAGACAGACTGAAGTTAATTGACGATAAAATTAATGTCTATTATAAATCCATGACCCTCTAAAATGAACAGGTACCTTTTATAAATAATCGTAGCACCATGAAATTAGATAACATTGATTACTTTTCTTCCTCTAGATTGAGCAAGATTATAGCAGAAAGATTTGGTCAAGAGATCAACCTTTCAGACATTGAGGACACTACATTACAATTGTTTAGAGAATCAGTAAAAGATTCGATGAAAGCATTTGAAACAGCGATGGCATTTAACTCTAACTCACAAAATCCAAAATACCTTGAAAATAAACTTCTTCATGATGCGATTGTAAAAGAACAAGAAATGCGTGTAAAAAAGATAACAGGCAACGAGATAGAGATTGAAGATCCAACAAAACCAGGCGTCACAACAAAAGTTGATTCAAAAAGTGTAGATGTTGACACAGACGAGCAAGGCAATCTTTCGATCAAAGCAAAAGATCAAAACAATTCAAACAATCCAGTGCAAGCCAAAGTTGGACAAAAGGTTAGCATGGAAGATCAAAATAATGATGCTAAAGCATTTCACAAATATTTAATGAGCAAAGGTTACACTGTAACAGGCGGTGGTGGAAATGAGAATGAAACTAGCATCACTTACACAGATAGAGATGGTAATAAATTCGAAGTAGATATTAGAGCAGTAAAAAGCATGGGCGAAAGTGACGGCGATCTAGATGACATGGTTGCTCCTGAATTTAAAAAACTTGTACAAGACATGCAGAATGGCATGAACAAACAAGAACTCGAAAAAAAATATCCTAAAAGAAAAAAAGAAATCGAACAACTTGTTAAAGATTTAACAGCAGTCACTGAGGCAATGAGAACAGCCATCACAGGACAAGTTACAGAAACGCCATATAGATTAGGTGCCAAAGAGATGGCGGCTCTAAGACTGTTGGTAGGTAATACAAATTTTTCCGAAGCAAAAAGAGCATTGGAATTAGCAAAAGCAGGGCGTTCAGTGCCAGCCCCACTTATGAAAGGCTTTATGCCCATCATAGACAAACTAGACACATTTATCAGAGGAGGAGCGTCAGCAGTGACTAGATTCAATAACCTACAGAAAATCGTTGGACGCAATGAATCCAACGCTTATTCAAAAGCATTAAGATCTCTATTAGAGAACGAAATGGAAACTTCAGAAATTCTACTTGCTTCACAGGATGTAGTAGATCAAATTACAGACATGTATGAAAAGATTGCAGAAATCAAATCATCATCTGTGCTAGAACTTGTTGATAGAATGACAAATGAACTTGGACAAGAACAAGCAATGTCATTCCAAAATCAAATTGTGCCAACATTACAGGCACTGGAAGATGCACTTGGTACAGCAAGACAAGGTGCACAAGATTCAGTTGCAATCGTTAAAGGAGAAACTCCTGCACCGATGGTTGGTGACTCAGACATCGACATGGATGCAGACATCGAAAGTGATGCAGACATCGAAAGTGATGCAGACATCGAAGGTGACTTTGGTGCGTCTGAACCTGCTGCCGGTGGTGAAGAACCTTTAGGCAGAGCAGAAAGATAATTTCATGCTTATTTTGGAAGTAGAAAACTATGCACAGGAACTCGCCTCTGTATTACAATACTTCAAACAAGAAGCAGATGCAAGAAAATTAGGCGCTCAACTTCCTATAGATGCACTATCAGACTTTATGGACGATAGGGGACTAGACATAAATCCCGATACTATAAAAGCCATGATGTCTAATCCTATCATTAAAAATTTAATCAAATCGTTTGACGGAACTAAAATTACTTTGGACACAGTTGTTGAGCCTAAGGACGGCAACATGATGGATATCAACGGCAATGATGAAGTAAGTAAAATGGCCAAAAGAGCATTGAAAAAACGCTCATAATAGTGTATACTATTTTTTATGATTAGACTGATAGAACCCCACGAACACCAACTTTTTACTCGAGATCCAGTTAGACCACACATTGAACTTGCTTTCAGAGTTCACACACCCAATCAAACATTTGTTCACACTTACAATGGCAAAAGTGTAGATGCTATAATCTGTGTGGCTTACAACGATCAAGTACCTACCAACGAAGATGAATTAAGAATCACAGGCAACACAGTGGCAACTTTTTACACCGTGTGGAGTTACACCAAAGGTGCCGGCACAGAGATTATACTTAGAGTAAAAGAACACATCGAACAGAATAACTCTGACATCAAAAGATTTGTAACTTTGTCACCTTGCACAGAAATGGCAACCAGTTTTCATCTTAAAAACGGAGCAACTCTGTTAAACAAATATAAGGAGTTTCAAAATTTTGAATACCAATGATATAAAAGCACCACCGTTTGTACAAACACACGATTACCACACATTAAAACAAATCAATCTTGAAGGATCAAGAGTGTATCAAACACCGGACGGTAATAAAGTACCATCAGTGACCACAATCCTATCAAAAACAAAAGACATGACCCATTTAGATGAATGGAAAAAACGAGTCGGCGAACAAGAAGCACAACGAGTGGTTAGAGAAGCAAGTGGAGTTGGTTCAGCCATGCACAATAATTTAGAAAGATTTTTGGTAGGAGAAACAAGAATCCCAGGCACAAATCTTGTGCATCAACAAGCAAACAAGATGGCCGACATTATAATACAAAACGCACTAACACAAGTGGATGAAGTGTGGGGCATTGAACAATCATTGTATTTCCCTGGTCTATATTCAGGCACTGCAGATTTGGTGGCTGTGTACAAAGGTAATCCTGCAATTTGTGATTTCAAACAAACGAACAAACCAAAGAAAAAAGACTGGGTTGAAGATTACTATCTGCAACTAGTTGCCTATGCAGAAGCACACAACGAAGTGTATGGTACAAAAATACGTGAAGGACACATCTTTATGTGTTCACGTGATCTAAACTATCAGCAGTTTGATCTAGAACCAAGTCACTACGAATATTGGCTAAACAAGTGGCTCGCTCGAGTAGAGCAGTTCTATAAACTATAAATAAAACAAATGGCCATCACTCAAATCAGCCGCATACAACACCGTAGAGGGTTAAAAGAGTCTTTACCACAACTCGCAGCCGGAGAATTTGGTTGGGCAGTGGACACACAAGAACTGTTTATAGGAAATGGCACTGTAACAGATGGCGCACCTGAAATTGGCAACACCAAAATTATCACTGAAGACGATAATATTTTAACAACTGCAAACACTTATACTCTAAGAGGCAACACCAACGCTCCTGTAGTGACAGGTGTAGACAGCAATGCACCTATTGTAAGAACTTTGCAAAAAAAACTAGACGACTTTATTAGTGTTAAAGACTTTGGTGCTGTGGGTGACGGAACAACTGATGATACTGCCGCCATCAACAGAGCAATAGAAAATACACTCACTGTTGAAACCACAGGCAAAGAAAAAAGAAAAATTTATGTACCCGGTGGTGTGTACATTGTAAACAGTGGCACAATAAAACTTTACCCACACCTAGACCTTGTAGGTGACGGTGCTCATTGCTCAATATTTAGACTTACAGACAGTTCACAAAATAAACTTATGGAAACAGCAGACTCTCAAGGACACACTAGTGCAGACATAGGCAGTGGCGGTGCAGAAAAACCTATGGACATTAATATACAGTCAATAGGGTTTGAGATGGACAACAAAGTCAGTGCTGTGATCATATCACAGGCTGAACACGTTAACTTTGATGCGTGTGCTTTTACTAGCATATACACACAACAGGAAGGTCTTTCTGAAGATCCTGTTGGTCTTATTGAAATTAAATCTACAAATGCTTTGCAAACCAAACAGATCAGTTTCATTAACTGTCACTTCACACAATCAGAGTATGCTGTAAACATTGATGAGGATGTTCAAGATGTGTTATTTTTAGGTTGCGAGTTTACAATACTGTATCGTGCATTTAATTTAGGTGAAGCCACCGACGGTTCCACTGTGAACAAGATTGATGGCCCTTCTGGAGTATTAATTGAAGGTTGCAGGTTTGACAAGATTGATGCAGAAGCAGTTAAAATTTATGATGCTGGCGGTACTCCTGATGGTAACATTATTGCCGGCTGTTCTTTCAGAGATGTTGGCGCTAATTCAGATGATTCTGCAGAACTTCCTTGCATACAGTTTGATCATGCCAATAACTTTGCTTACGGAAACTATTTTCACAGACCTGGCAAACAAGCAAACGTAGGCGGAAGTGCTTACTATGAAACTCCAATAGCAAACGCAATTACGCTTGGTGATAATCAAACAGCAATAAATTTAATCGATCCATTCACCACTAACGCTGTACAGATAGACAACCAAAACGAACCAACTGTGTCTATAGAGTATCAAATCAAAAGAGGCACCAACTTCCGTATAGGCAAATTAACAATCACCAGCACAGTAAATGATGTGCAATTCTCTGATGAGTTTACTGAGAACGGTGCAATTGGTGTAACACTTTCTGTGCTTGAAAATGGCACAGTACAGTATGCAACAACCAGCACAGGCTCAACTGCTACTTTTAAATATAGAACGCTGTATTATATCTAAGACTAATTATCCACACAACTGTTAAAAATTATCGTTTACTAAAGAGCCTTTTGACTTTATAATAAGTAAGACACTTATCCAAACATAAACATGAACAAATCAACAGAAATACAAATAACCAAACGTGATGGCTCCAAAGAACCCTTAGATATTAACAAAATGCACTTCGTAGTTGAACAGGCATGCGATGGTCTTTCAGGGGTGAGTGCGTCACAGATAGAAATGAATTCACAAATACAGTTTACTACTGGTATGACATCAACAGACATACAGGACATATTAATACGTTCTGCTAATGACTTAATAACATTAGAAGCACCCAACTATCAGTATGCAGCCGCAAGACTTTTACTGTGGAATATTTACAAAGAAGTATTCAGTCAGTTTCAACCTAAGCACTTTGTAGAAGTGATCAATGAAAATGTAAATCGTGGTGTGTATGATAAACAAATTTTAGAAAATTATACAGAAACAGAATTAAAAAAACTAAACACATGGGTTAAGCATGATAGAGATTTAGAATTTACATTCGCAGGTCTAAGACAAGTGATGGACAAATATCTTGTGCAAGATAGAAGCACAGGACAAGTGTATGAAACTCCACAACACATGTACATGATGATAGCCGCAACTCTGTTTGCAAATTATTCTGCAGACACAAGATTGTCTTACGTAAAAAAATATTATGATGCAATATCAACATTCCAAATAAACATTCCTACTCCTGTGATGGGAGGAGTGCGTACACCAATTAAACAGTTTGCTTCTTGCGTATTAGTTGATGTGGATGATAAACTGTCATCTATTTTTTCTTCCAATTCTGCTGTGGGATATTACATTGCACAAAGAGCAGGAATAGGATTAAACTTGGGTCGTATTAGAGGAATCAATTCTAAAATAAGAGGGGGCGAAGTTGCACACACAGGTGTTATTCCTTTCTTAAAAGTTTTTGAAGCCACAGTGCGTTCATGCACACAAAACGGTATACGTGGCGGCTCAGCAACTGTGCATTTTCCTATATGGCATCAAGAAATTGAAGACATACTTGTTTTAAAAAACAACAAAGGCACTGAAGATAATCGTGTGCGAAAACTAGATTACTCCATACAAATATGTAAATTATTTTACGAAAGACTGTTAAAAGATGAAGACATTACTCTATTTTCACCACATGATGTTAAAGACATGTATGATGTGTTTGGTATCAACAATGACAAGTTTGAAGAATTGTATTTGAAATACGAAAACGACAGAAAAACACCTAAGAAAAAAATCAGAGCAATGGAACTGTTTTCTCAACTGCTCAAAGAACGTGCAGAAACAGGCAGAATATATGTAATGAACATTGACCATGCAAACACACATTCTTCTTTCAAAGATGCTGTGCGTATGTCTAATCTATGTCAAGAAATTACTTTACCCACAGTACCAATCAGTAAGATAGATGACGAAGAAGGCGAAATTGCTCTTTGTATTTTAAGTGCTGTCAATGTTGGCATATTAAAAGACCTTGATGAATTAGAAACTATCTGTGATTTGAGTGTGAGAGCATTGGATCAAATCATTGACTACCAAGGTTATCCTGTGAAGGCAGCAGAAATATCAACCAAAGCAAGAAGATCATTAGGTATAGGCTATATTGGTCTTGCACATTATCTAGCAAAGAACAAAGTCAAATATAATGATCCTAAAGCATGGGAACTTACGCATAAACTTACAGAAGCATTTCAGTTTTATCTGTTAAAAGCATCAAATAATCTTGCAAAAGAAAAAGGTGCATGTGATTATTTTGATAGAACAAAATACTCAGATGGCATACTGCCGATAGACACTTATAAAAAAGAAGTAGACTCAATTGTAAAAGTAGAATATCAATATGATTGGGAATGGCTTAGAAAACAAATTAAAGCACACGGTCTAAGACATTCCACACTGTCAGCACAGATGCCATCAGAGTCATCTTCTGTTGTAAGCAACGCAACTAACGGAATTGAACCTCCACGTGCTCATTTATCCATAAAGAAAAGTAAAAAAGGACCACTAAAACAAGTGGTGCCACAGTATCAAACACTTAAAAACTATTACACTTTGCTTTGGGATATGCCAAGCAACGAAGGATACATTAATATAGTATCAGTGATGCAAAAGTTTTTTGATCAATCTATATCAGGCAACTGGTCATACAATCCTACACAGTTCGAAAACAACGAAGTGCCTATGAGTGTGATGTTAAAAGATCTACTTAACACATACAAACTAGGATGGAAAACATCCTACTATCAAAACACTTACGATTTCAAAGGCGAAGAAGAAACTGTGCAACCGCAAGGCATAGACGACACTATATCAGCAGAAGAAGAACAAAAACCAAGAGAAGAATTTTCCAGCGATGCAGAATATGAAGAATATTGCGATGCATGTGCAATATAGCGGCATACATCTAATACCTTTAATTGCTAATACACCGTTCGACAGTAGTTTTATTGTTGAATACGATGATTTACTAAACAAACACGGTGTTGAAACACTACAGCAAAAATTAAAAGAAGCATCTAATCATGATTCGATTATTATATGTAGAATTTTTGAACACATACACGAGCCACAAGAACTTACAGAACTGAACAACTATTTAGAAGAGCATGGTATCAAACATAAATCTGTTGTGTTTGATAACACTTACAACGAAAGTTTATTTGAAAAATACAATATAAAACACATTGTTGCGCCTTTCTATCTTTGGTGTCTGTTGCGTGATATTGGTAGAACAATACCAACATGGAGTCCTAAACCAGAGTATCATTTTCTATGCTTGAACAACTCTGACAAACCACACAGACAAAAAGTAATTCAAAAACTGCATGATACTAAAATGATTGATAAAACACTTTGGAGTTATAGACAAGCAATCCCAGACGCAGGGTTTACTACACCCACTTTTATCGATCAGTCAACTGGTGAATTTGATCAGAACCAGAATCTTGACCATCTATACAGTAAATGTTTGTACACCATTGTAACTGAGACGGATTACGCAGATCATAAGTTTCCACATGCAACAGAAAAAAGTTTATCTGCTTTATTTTATGGCACTATTCCTATTATTGTTGGAGTGCCAGGTACAGTGTCTCTACTAAAAAAGTGGGGACTAGATATGTTTGAAGACATTGTAGACCAAAGTTATGATAACATTCCTGATGATGATGCTAGACTAGAAAAAATATTCAAAATACTAGAAAGACTGTCGGTTGGCATTGATCTTGATAGAGTAAAAAACATGTTACCACTAAGGATTTTAAGAAATCAACTACTACTTAACGATAGAAATTATTGGCTTAACTACATACAAAGTATTTTATTGACAAAAGAAAAGTAATAGTTTAATATAACTACAACATGAGCAAAACAGTATTCAATCGTAACGAAGTAGACTTTACAAAACAACCAATGTTCTTTGGTGAAGATCAAAACACACAGAGATATGACACATTTAAATATCCAGAAATAGACAAACTTACTCAAAGGATGCTAGGGTATTTTTGGCGTCCAGAAGAAATTTCTTTACAAAAAGATAGAGCAGACTATCAAAACTTTCGTCCTGAGCAAAAGCACATCTTTACTGCCAACTTGAAATATCAAACACTGTTGGATTCAGTACAAGGCAGAGGTCCATGTTTATCATTTCTTCCATATTGTTCTTTACCAGAACTAGAAGGATGTATTATTACTTGGGACTTTATGGAAACAATTCACTCACGTTCATACACTTACATTATGAAGAATGTGTATTCTGATCCATCAGAAGTGTTTGACACTATATTAAACGATGAACAAATAGTAAAAAGAGCCATTTCGGTTACTGAAAACTATGATAGATTCTCTAAAGTTGCACAGGATTATTTTGTTAAAGGCGAAGGCTCTATAGATGAAGTAAAAAAACAATTGTATCTTGCAATGGTAAACGTTAACATACTTGAAGGATTGCGATTCTATGTCTCCTTTGCATGTACATTTGCATTTGGAGAACTTAAACTTATGGAAGGTTCTGCAAAAATTATATCTTTCATTGCTAGAGATGAAGCAACACACTTGAATCTTACAACACAGATCATAAAGAACTGGCACAACAATGATGGCGAGATGAAGAAAATTGCCGAGTCTTGCAAAGATGAAGTTGTAAAAATGTATCAATTGTGTGTTGAAGAAGAAAAAGAATGGGCAAAACATTTAATGAAAGAAGGCACAATCATTGGACTAAACGAAAACCTATTAGGACAGTATGTTGAATTTGTTGCAAACAAAAGAATCAAATCAATTGGTTTTGATCCACTGTTTGATCGTCCAGCAAACGCAAATCCTTTACCATGGACACAACATTGGTTGAGTTCTGCAGGCTTACAGGTGGCCCCGCAGGAAACCGAAGTCGAGAGTTACATCATTGGCGGACTTAAACAAGACGTAGACAAAGATACACTTAAAGATTTTAAACTTTAATGAGTGAAGTTAAAACCACAATAATCCAAATGTTATCTGAGAAGTTTGATCTGCCAGCAGACAGAATTAATCTAACAGACCATTTCATTGATGATTTACACGGAGACAGTTTGGACACAGTTGAAATGGGCATAGAAGTAGAAACCAAGTTCAACATTCTTATACCTGATGACAAATTGGAAAACATGATCACTGTGGGCGATCTAATAGAACTAGTGGAAAAGGAAACAAAAAATGTTAATTGAACCAGAATTTAAGTTAAACGACATAATAACCTTGAGATTAGTAGCAGGTGAAGAACTTGTTGCCAAGTACATGGGACACGACGCAGATGCATTTTTAGTTAATAAACCATATGCATTGGTTACCACACAACAAGGACTAGGACTTGCTCCCTACATAATGACTGCTGATCCAGGAACTATGAGAATTCATAAAACCACAGTAGTTCTTACTGTAAAAACAAACACTGATGCGGCCGGCAATTATATCAAAGCCACCACAGGCATAGTGCCTGCATCTGCCGGTGTGCCTGCTAAAAAAGTGCCGAAATTCCAACTCTAGTAGACATTTTTTATAAAACTGTTATAATATAAAGTATTAACGTTGAAGATATGGGAATAACCTATAGGGACGTCGGGGCAGTACCGACTGGCTCCACCAACAAGATGGTGGCTTATGTAATCCCTTCCGGGGCCAAAATAGGATTGACCGTGGGTCAAAGCGTATTGGAGTTGATGGTTTGATCACCTAATGATTACTTTTAAATGCAGACGAATATGCATATGATGGAGAGTTAGCCCTAGCGGCATAATTCTACCGGGGTTTTGCAACTTGTACCTGGCAACAGAATCAAGTTGCATATTATTAAATACTCTTTATGTATGAATATAGAGTAAAAATTATCAAAGTAGTTGACGGTGACACTGTAGATGTAGACATTGAT